CCGTGACAAAGTGACCCGCTTTGCGCCTCTAGAGGCTCGGTACGAACAAAGCCAAGTGATGCACTGCCAAGGGCTACCGGCTTACTTTGAAGATGAACTGTTATCTTTCCCTGTAGGCAGGCATGATGACGTGGTAGACGCTCTGGCTTATGCTTGGCAGGTGTGTGGATCAAAGCGTTCTTGGGGTGCCGTCTAGTCCTGTGGGATACTGAAGCCATGGGTATCTTTGACCGCTTCCTCGGACGTAAAGCCGCAGCCAACCCGACACAAGCACTACCGCTGCCACTTAGCCAGTCTAGGGACATCTACCTAACCGGTTACGGCTCTGGTCAGCTGCAAACACTCCTGCGCCGGGCACTCCCTGGAAGCACTAAAGACTGGGCACGTGTAGCCGGTGACTTAGGCTTGAATGGTGTCGTGGCATCAGCGATTGATTGGTACGTGCGTAACTACCCTCAAGCCACGCCGCGCTACTACCGACCGGTAGACAGCCAGCAGGCCGAGCCGGTAGAAGACCACCCGGTGCTACAGCTCATGGCTCAACCAGATCCGATGATAATGGGTAGCCTTTTCTGGGGCTGGGTCATTCAAGATTTCAAATTGTTTGGCAACACCTACCTCAGAAAGATTCGCTCTTCCACCCGTGGCACGGTGACCGCTCTACAGTTTCTACCGCAGGATATGGTTAGACCGGTTGGCAATGGCATCAACCCTTTGACGCATTACGTCTACACCACGGATGGACGCTCCTTTGATATCCCGGTATCCGACATCATCCATATCCGGTACGGTCGTGACCCTAGCGATATCCGGTTAGGACGTGCGCCGCTTACCGCTGTACTGCGGGAGATAGCAACCGATAACACCGCATCCACTACCGCTTACGGCTTGCTTGCAAACGGCGCTATGCCTTCATTGATTGTCGGGCCTGATGCCAAAGAGACATCGGTAGACATGAGCATGGATGATGCCCGGCAGGTCAAGCGGCAACTACACGAAGACCTAACCGGGGACGGGTCAGGCGGCATCGTTGTTATGACCGGTGCCTACAAGATGGATAGGGTATCCCTTACTCCTTCCGAGCTTGCTTTGGATTCTGTAAGACGTGTACCGGAGGAGCGTATCTGTTCCGCCCTTGGTATCAACCCGATGGTGCTAGGCCTTGGAAGCGGGTTAGAACGGTCTACGTACAGTAATTACGAGAGAGCGCAACAGGCGGCATGGGAAGATGGCATGGTGCCACTCCTGCGTACCCTTGCGGACGCCATTACCGCTGACCTGCTGCCGGAATACCCTGAGACACAGCAGGGTGATTACGTTATGTACGACCTTGAAACGGTCAGGGCGCTTGCCGACGATATGCAAGCGGAAGCGGTAAGAGCCGAGAAACTTTACAAGGCGGGCATCATTGATCGGGCTGAAGCCAAGCGAATAGCCGGGCTTGAAGCCGTGCCGGAAGATGAAGGCGTGTTGCATCCATTCGCCATCAGCGTACAGGCTGGCACGGGTGCATCGTTAGCAGAGACAACCAACGCGGCAGGTATCTTGATTCGTTCTGGTTACGATCCGGGTAGCGTTACGAGCTTCCTCAACTTGCCAGTGCAGCACACAGGAGCCGCTCCGGTTACCCTGCGGGACGAAGCCAAAGCGTACGACCTGAAGTTTGTACCGAACGCGGGCATGGTCGAAGCGGCACAACGGGCGCTCAATTGGAAGGCTGAAGGATTCGACGGCGGGACGCGGGTAGGCTTGGCAAGGGCTAATCAAATCGTCAACGGTGAGAAACTTTCCGAAGACACGATACTCCGGATGTACTCGTTCTTCTCCCGTCATGAAGTAGACAAGAAGGCCGAAGGCTTCAACGCTGGGGAGGAAGGGTTCCCTTCACCCGGCAGAGTAGCCTGGGACTTATGGGGCGGTGATGCTGGCTATCGCTGGTCAACATCCAAGCGGGACGCTATGCAACCTGACGGTAAGAGCCTTGATGGTGACCATGTCTGCACTCCGGGGGTAGTGTACAAGTCTCACCCTTTTTACGGGTATTCGCTGGAGGAAATCTCAAGCGAGTAGACACAGGGACGGGCAGGATATATGCCGCATCTCAGAAGTATCGTAATGACCTTTTGGAGCGTGAAGGCGTAGCCATTAGCCGTATGCAACGTGCATACAAGGCAGCAACAAAGGCGAGCATCGATGAGCTTGAAGCGCTGGAGGGTAGGATTGCCGAGCGTGAAGCAAACGGGGAACCTCCATCCGAAACCATACTCTGGATGAGACAGCGGATCATAGATAACATCGAGCAGCTCGGAAAGAACCTGAAGAAGTTCAGCATCGAAGGGGCAGTGATTACAGCCGATGGGCAACTACAAGCCGCTATCCTTGCTAATGATGCAACGCCAAGCCTTGTGGAAGCGGCAGCGGGTAAAAAGCCCGCCGGCGTTACCCTTGGTACTTCATGGACAAGTCTTCCAGATGAACAGTTACAGGCGTTCGTCGGGATGGCTGGCGATGGTTCACCTCTGGCTGAGTTATTCAATAAGATTCCACAAGTAACCACCGATGCGATGCAACTTGCTTTGGTGCAGGGTATCTCGCTGGGTGAAGGCCCGCGCACAGTAGCACGGCGGGTACGCAAAGCGGCAGACATCGGTAGATACCGTGCTGAAACTATCGCCCGTACTGAGATGATACGAGCAAGCCGTGAAGCTCAGAGGCAACTATACACTGAGAATGGTTCGGTTACCGGGTACCGGCGGCAGGCTACGCAGGATGCGCGGGTATGCCTTGCTTGCTTGGCTTTGTCCGGTACCCTGCACCGTACAGATGAAATCATGCCTAGTCACCCAAATTGTAGGTGCGTTCTTATTCCGGAAACCTTGTCATGGGCTGAGATAACCGGCGATAGTAGCATCCCGGATACCCGCCCAAAGGTGGCAACCGGTGAAGAGATTCTGAATGGGCTTACGCAGGTTGAAGCCCACCAGATACTAGGCACCGCCCGCTATAACCTTTATGCTGAGGGGTTGCCGCTCAGTGACATGGCTACCGTGGTGCCTAACGCTGATTGGGGGCCTACCACAAGAGTGCTACCGCTGAGAGACTTAGAGGGTTATCAACCGGATCTAACGACCTACCTATGAAAAATGCACTGTGGGATAGTGGGTGTATGGACTTGCTGACATCTTCCGTAGACAATATCAAGAGCGACAGGCTGGGCTACGTCAAGGGCTACCTTGTGCGCTTTGGTAATACCCAGAGTGCTGACCTTGAAGGTGACTACTTCACCGCATCAACCGACTACGGGTTCCCGGTTGCCAAGGGGCAGCGAGTCCCTTTGAATGTGTACTACCATCACGGCATGGATGCTCAGGTAGGCAAGAAGTCTATCGGTACAGGCTTCATCAAGATGGACGATACCGGGCTATGGTATGAGGCTCAACTAGACATGGCCGATGAGTACAGCTCGATGATTGCGAAGCTCTGCAAGCAAGGCAAGATGGGCTTTTCGTCTGGTGCCGCTGGTCATCTGGTAGAGCGTAAGAGCATGGGCGGTGCCGCTGAAATTACCCGCTGGCCTATCGCTGAGGCATCGATTACACCGACACCTGCCGAGTATCGTAACAGCGTAAAAACCCTCAAGGAGTACTACGGCATGGAGCCTATGATGGAAGAAGAAGAAGAGATGGTCATGGCTCCAATGCCTGAACAATCCCCGGAAGAGTACGCCGCTGAGCTATTCAAGATGGCTGAAGCGGATCTAATCCATGAAGGCATGGAAGCCTACTACGAGGCGATGTCCGAGGGTATCGGCTTGGTGGCTGATGCTTCAATGGCTGATGCAATCATCAATGAGTTTGCGAATCGTGCAAAGCAGCTATACGCCATGCACGGTGCCAAGTGTATACAGCCCGCATCCCTGCGGGGTGTAGAGCGTCGACTGCGGGATGCAGTCGGTCTTAGCCGGTCAGCTGCAAAGCGACTTGCTCCTGAGTGTTGGGAATCTCTGCGGGATGCAGACCAACCAGAAGTAAACCCGGTCATCGTAGTAGAGGCGAAAGCCCATGACAATGACGAACGCCAGGAACTCTTGGCACGTCTGGAGTTGCTAACACAACTATGAATTTGACACAATTGCAGAACCGCAAAGATTCTGTCTTGGCTACCGCGCGGGAGCTCGCCTCCGGTGATGGTGACATCGCACAGGTCAAGAGCCTGATGGCAGAAGCCAAGGGCATCGAAGAGCGTATCGAGACCATTAAGGCACTTGGACAGGGTCACCCTGTGGCTACTGAAGCGCAAGTAGACCAGCCTTGGAAGTCGGGCGGCGTTGGACGCAATCCACTTTCCGGTACTCGTGATGAGGCTAACTACAAGGCGTACTGCTGGGGCCAGTGGGGCCGCTCTATTATGGGCAACCGCAAGGCTGCTGAGTGGTGCAAGGCTAACCTTAAGTCGCAGTCGGAAGGCACGACAACCGCTGGTGGTTTCACCGTACCGGATCCGTTGTCTTCTGAGCTTATCTACCTGCGTGAGCAGTTCGGTATCGCGCGGCAAAACTGCCGTATCTACCCGATGTCCAGCGATGTCCTCAACGTGCCGAATGCAACCGCAAGCACCACGGTCTACTATCCGGGGGAAAACACGGCTATCACTGCAAGCGACTTGACCTTTGCACAGGTCAACCTTGTAGCCAAGAAACCATCTGTCCTTACTCAGGTTTCTAAAGAGTTGGCCGAAGATTCGATTATCGACTTTGGTGCAACCCTTGCCCGTGATATGGCTTATGTCTTGGCTAAAGAAGAAGACCGCGTTGTTTTCAATAACGCTGTTGACTCCACTTCCGGCCTCGATGGCATCCTTTATGCTATCTACAGCAGCAACGCAACCAAGGCTAACATCGCATCATTGCAGGTCTTCACGACCGGCCAGACAATCACGTATTCACCTACGTTGGCTAACCTTAAGGGCATGGTTGCCAAGCTCCCGACATACGCCGCACAAGCCAAGTGGTATATGCACAAGGAGATTTGGTACAACGCGATTGCACCTCTGCTTGATGCTTTGGGCGGTAACGCTATCAGCGACATCGCAAATGCGTACGGGCCTACGCCTATGCTTTACGGATACCCGGTGGTGTTCGTTCAGAATATGCAGAAAACCTTGGCAGCATCCACGCCTTACGTCCTCTTGGGTGACCTGAGCATGGGTACCGCATTCGGTGACCGCCGAACGGTTACGATCGAGGTTTCAGATCAGCGCTACTTTGTTGAGGATGCGCTTGCATTCAAGGCAACTGAGCGGTTCGCATTCAAGGCGTTTGACATCGGTAACGTGGATGCAACAGCAGCCAACCGTGTACCGGGTTCGCTTATCGTTGGAGCATCCGCAGCTACATAAGCCTAGCGGTTTCTATCTCAAGCCCTCGGCAGACGTGCCGGGGGTTTTCTTTTATGTGGGATAGTGGAGCATGATGACACGAGCCGAAGCGATAGCGCAGGTATCACTTTTTGTTGATGCACAAAGTTATCCGCAGATGTCCACCACCGAGATAGGTTCCATCCTAGATTCCTACTCACGGTTCACCACTTGGGCAGCAAGCACCACCTATGCTGTAGGTGACCGTGTAGTGCCTACAACGCCCAACGGGCGGGTCTACGAGTGCCGGGTGGCTGGAACATCAGGCACGACACAACCGGATTATCCGGTCTATTCTCCGTACCACGTCAAAGGCTACACCTTAGAAGATGGCACCGGTGACCCAACCCTGATGTGGGTAGACCAAGGCCCGATCAACGTGGAGCGCTACGATGTAAGGACAGCCACCCGGCAAGCGTGGATGATAAAGGCTAGCCGCTGTGCTAGTGACATCGATGCTAAGGAAGGCACGAGTGATGTCAAGCTCTCACAACTGAAAGCACACTGCCTAAGCATGGCAGAACGATACCGCCCTCTGGTGTTCGCATGAGTCCTATCCTACGCGCAACCTTGCAGGCTGGCATGGTACGCAACCTTTGCCAAGATCGTGTAGAGATTCACCGCTTCACCCTTACTGAAGACGGGCGGGGCGGGGCTACTGAGACGTGGCGCAAGGTTGCCGAGTACAACGCCAGGCTAACCAACCAGAGCGACACAGAATCAATCGTAGGCGGTGGCATAGCATCATCTGCGCAGTGGACTTTGATTGTTGCTGTAGGGGCTGACGTAATGCCACAGGATAGGGTTTACCGGGTAGGTGATGATGCCCGATACTACGATGTGGTCGGGACTGACTTTGGGCAGACAGAATTATTGGTACAGCATGTAGGGCTGGTGGAGCGGACATCATG